CAAGCGCGAGCAAGAGCGGCATGCAGCTAGGGAGACTGAGGTAATCGCTGAGTTTAAATCAGAAATCGGTACCTTTTTGTCACGCCAATCAGAAAAATATGAATTGACAAACTTGTACGATTCTGCTGACTTAGTGTATGATACTGTGGAAGAATATTTTGCAAAAACTAATAAAGTATTGTCAATCCCTGAAGCCTGCGACCTAGTCGAGTCATATCTCGAAAAACAGGTTGAAAAGTCTCTTGCGACAAAAAAACTTTCAGCAAGAGTGTCTAAGCAAGAACCTTCATCTCCTACTGCTAATAAACCCTCAGAGCCGCGACGTACCCTAACAAATAACGACTATACGTCTAGCACGCCGTCTTTCGTTTCTCCCAAAGTGGAAAACGACAGAATGTCTCGTGCGCTTGCGGCATTAGATCAATAGATAATTAACTTAGTAAAGGATAAGCACTATGCCTACTGTCGGACCTTATTTAAACCTCACAGCGATGAACGCAGCACTCAAAGAACTCTACGATGGTCAGGTCGTAGAAAACCTAGTGTATGCAGATAACCCATTCCTCGCCATGGTGCCCAAGAAAACGGATTTCGGCGGCAAATATAAGCCAATTCCAATCATCACTGGTGTTTCCCAAGGTCGTTCGGCTACTTTTTCGAACGCTCAAGGAAACCAGTCTCCAGTGCAAATTCAATCGTTCTTGCTCACTCGTGTTAGCGATTACTCAATCGCCACGATTGATAACCAAACCATGCTTGCTTCTAGAACTGACAAGATGTCGTTCCTTGAAGGTGCCAAGTTAGTCATTGACGGTGCATACCGTTCTGTTACTAACTCGCTCGCGTCTTCGCTCTTTCGTTCTGGAACGGGCTCTATCGGTGCTATTGGCTCCATCAGCACTGGTGTTATTACTCTTAGCAACGCCGCCGATGTTGTTCAGTTTGAAGTTAACCAAGTCTTGCAAGCAAATGCTACGGATGGCGGTACGCCACGCGCTGCCCTCGGTTATGTTATTGCTGTTAACCGCTACCTCGGTACCGTGACTGTTTCCGCTACGGGCCTCGGCGGTGCAGCTGGTACGCCGTCGGGATGGGCCGCAGCTGACTTCTTGCTTGTGCAAGGTGACTTGAACGCCAAGGTTAAAGGCCTAGCAGCTTGGCTCCCAAGCACCGCGCCTACAACTGGAGATTCTTTCTACGGCGTTGACCGTAGCCAAGACGTCACGCGTCTAGCTGGTATTCGCTACGACGGATCAGCACAGTCCATCGAAGAATCCTTGATTGATTCCTCTTCCCTACTCGCACGAGAGGGTGGAAAGCCGGACGTCTGTATCACCAACTTTGCATCTTATGCTGCCCTTGAGAAATCCTTGGGAGCTAAAGTGCAATACGTTGACATGAAAGGCCCGGCTGATATCGCATTCCGCGGCATTATGATTAACGGCGCTAACAGCATGATCAAGGTCTTCCCTGATCGTAACTGCCAAGCCCAAACTGCCTACTTGCTCCAAATGAATAGCTGGTGCTTTAACAGCCTAGGGGACGCGCCTCAAGTGCTTCGCTACGGCGATGGCCTTGAAATGCTTAGGGTTTCTAACGCGGACGCGGGAGAGGTACGCATAGGCTACTATGGTGCGCTCTCAACCAATGCGCCGGGCTTTAATGCCAGCGTCGTTCTCAGCGCATAATTATCACACCTAGGGCAGAGTAGTCAAGTACTATTCTGCCTTTTTTTCTACAAAGGTTAAAACCATGGCTAATAGATTTTTCCAACAATTTAGCTTTGGACTGGATCATTATCCTGTCCGGCTCGATTGCAATGCGCTGATCGGCGCATCTGGTGCTACATCGGCCCTTAAGGGCTCTGGTGTATTGTCTCTGACTCGCCTTGCGGCTGGTGTGTATAGAGCTGTTTTAGAAGACGACTATTTCCGTTTTCTAAACTTCTCGGCAATCTTCCGCGCTCCTGTAACAGGATCCGCTGTTACCGGTGGTTCTTTTGTATCGGGCACGGCTTATGAGATTGTGACGGTAGGTTCTACCGATTACAGCCTGGTAGGTTTGCCTACGGGTGTTACAGCCGCTCCCGGCGTTGCTTTTGTAGCTACGGGTGCAGGTGCAGGTTCCGGCACTGTGAAAGCCTTGGGTTCTTCCGGTGTGTTTGCAGTGAGCCTGCTTGGTGATCCGCAAACGATGGATAGCTCCACGGTACAAGGCTCCGGAGCAACAATTTTCTTCAAGTGCCTCGATGCTACCGGTGCCGCCGTTGATCCTGCAAGCGGCTCGCAAATCTTCCTTCAATTCTGGATGCGAAATAGCTCTGTAAAAGGCAAAGGGGAATAACATGATTATTCCTGACAAGAAAAAAGCCGCTACGGTGATTGTCTCCATGATGCACGGTCAGGATTTAAAAACTCCTGACAGTGAAGAAGGCGGCGATCACGAAGAGTGTGTTGCCCTTGGCCAAGATTTACTTGATGCGATGTCTGGTAAAGACGCTATGGGCGCGTATAATGCTATCAGAGCTATTTTCCTCAAAGTCGACCTAGAGCCACACGAGGAATACGGCGAAGAAGAAGAAGAATCCGAAGAAGAATACTGAGTTATTATTGCTAATTTATAGGCCAGGGTGTGCATTCATGCCCTGGCTATTATTTTGGGGGTTATATGGCAACAACAATGACCTTGCTAGAACTGAGAACAGCGTCTAGGCAAAGAGCAGATATGGTAAATAGCCAGTTTGTCACTGATGCTGAATTCAATAGCTACATCAATCAAAGCTACTTTGAATTGTACGACCTTTTGGTTTCAAAATATGGTGACAACTATTATGTCGCGCCTGTCTATACGCTCACTACGGACGGCACTACTGATCAGTATGCGCTGCCTACTAGCCCTAGTGTCTACAAGCTTTTGGGTGTTGACCTTGGGCTATCCAATACTTCTGATAGCTTTGTTACTATCAGGCCGTTCGAGTTTATTGACAGAAACCGTTATGCGGTTCCTAACTTCCAGAGTTTTTACGGACTAACAAACCTGCGCTATAGACTGAATGGCGATAAAATTTGGTTTACGCCTATTCCTGCCGCAAACCAGCGCATCAGGCTCTGGTATATCCCTCGCATGACTACCCTAGCCAGTGATACGGACACGGCTGATGGTATCTCAGGCTGGACTGAGTACATCATTGTTGATGCTGCAATCAAAGCGATGCAAAAAGAAGAATCCGACGTCTCGGCACTGATGGCTCAAAAGCAGATGCTGACCACGAGGATCAACGCCATGGCTGAAAGCCGTGATGCTGGTAGCCCTGCAAAAGTGTCGGATAACTTGTATGCAGACTTCTGGTTTCCGACTGGCTCTGGCTCTGGAAGTAATTGGGGTACCTACTAATGCCTAAGCTGCAGCGCATTCAGACAGCTGACCGCGTTATTAATATGATCCAAGATAATGTGAGCAATATTATAGATCCATTGAGTAGTAAAGAAATCTTGCAAGGTCAGATACTGACCAAGATTGCTCTGACGACCGGGACTAATAATATTGCTCACAAATTAAACCGCCGTCTCCTCGGTTGGTTTATTGTCAGACAAAGAGCTAGTGCATCTATTTATGATACGCAGGATACTAACCCATCTCCTGATACATTCTTGCGTCTTGTAACCAGTGCCAACGTCACCGTAGACCTCTACGTCTTTTGAGGTTTCAAAATGCCATTAGAAAAAAACCAAATACCGATATCCCTAGGCCAGGGCTTAGATACTAAGACCGATCCTAAGCAGGTAGTGCCAGGGAAATTTCTTACTTTAGAAAATGCCGTGTTTCTCAAAAATGGGCAGATTCAAAAGTGTAATGGATACGCAGATAAATCATCGGTGATCACAGGTGATGTAGAAATAGGTTGTGCTACCCTAAAAAATAGCTTTTTCCATCTAGGCCAATCTTTTGCCTATGCCTACAGCCCTTCGCGTGACACCTCTACAATTGTCGGCAAGTACCTACCAATCACCGTCAACAAAGCCAATGCCATCAACCAAGATGCCTTCTATGCTTGCTGTGCATACGACAGCACTAGAAATACCCTCTTGTATGTTTGGCAAGAATACGACTATAGCTCCTCTCCCAGCACAAAAATTAAGTATTCAGCAATCGATTTGAATACAAATAGTATCTGTGCAACGGAAACCTATCTAGACGTAGGGACCAAGCCGAGGATAGTCACTTCCACGGCTATGGATTACTTCTTGATCGTGTACGAGGATACCGTTTCACCCGCTGGTCTAAAAGCTGTGGCTTTGTCCAAGGCTGACTTGTTCACTTACACCCAAGTCCAAGTAGACACTAACCCGGGGTATAGTGGTAATGGCTTTAGCCTGCTTGCTGATACCTCTCCCTACATTTGCTGGTCCAGTGGAGGCACAAGCGCCAACACCAAAATAGGGATTTTTTCTAACTCCCTT